ATTCCGGTGATTGAATATCCAAATAATGCAAGGCGGTTATCTGACATTGAAATGACTATTGCAATCACAGACGCTATTAACGTGCTGACATCGGACAGAATTAATGGCGTTGAGCAGTTTGTGTCTGCATGGGTGAAATTTGTTAATTGCGAGATTGACATAGATACGTTCAGAAAAATGCGACAAGAGGGAGCATTGGTAGTTAAATCTAACAATGGTTCAGACAACAAGGCTGATGTTGATGTAATGACGAGCGAGCTTAATCAGACAGAGGGACAGGTAGTTTTTACTGACCTTTTTGAAAGATTTTTAAGCATTCAAGGGCTTGCAAATCGTCAGGGCAACACAGGCGGTGACACCGGTTCTGCCGTAGAACTACGAAACGGACATTACGATGCCGGACTTAGAACAGCTATTAATGAGCCTATCCTTAAGAAATCAGAGAGAATGGCACTTAGGCTTATTCTTAACAGGCTGAGAATTAATAAGGGCTTTACGCTTATGCCTAGTGATGTTGAGATACACATTAATCACAACAAGCTTGACAACATGCTTGTTAAGGCAGAAGTGCTTGAAATATTACTTAGGTGCGGTATCAATTACAAGAGAGCTGTTAAGACGATTGACATGTTTAGCGACCCTGAACAAGTCACTCTTGAAAGCGCTAAGCGTATGGAAATGTTATTCCCGGAAGAACAGCCGACAACAGCTACACCTAACAATGATAAGAACAATGGAAAGACAGCCGATGAATAATTGGCTGTCAATTTATTTTGGAGCTTGATATGGCAGACGAAATCCACGCACTTAATAAAAATGAAATACAAGACATAGATTACGACACATATTTTGGCGAGATGGATTTATCTGACGAGGAAAAGGAAGATAGAAAAAAGCTTGCTGAAAAGTTTGAAAAAATCTTTGTCATGCTATTTGCCTTGTTATCCGGCAAGGAAGAAACAGAGATAACCACTATCACTAAAGAATTTATCATCAGATATGAGAACATTGCCACACAGTATTGTAAGGCAAAGAAAACACCCTCATATATTACAGACTATGCCCGGTACATTGTGAATGAGGTAGTTGAGGCTACCACACAAAATACTGAAGTAGAGTATTTTACTTCACAGAAGCGAGCAAAAAATGTAGCTGCGAATGAAGCTAATGCAGTCGGCAATTACAGATTGCAAACTGAAATGGTGAAACAAGGTTACAAAACAAAAGAGTGGCGCTCGAAAGAAGATTCACATGTCAGACCTACACATGCGGATGTCGACAGAAAGAGAATTGATATTTTTGAGCCGTTTGAAGTTGGAAATTCACTGATGATGTTTCCGAAAGACCACTCTTTAGGGGCACAAGTAAAAGAAATAGCAGGGTGTAGATGCAGTCTTAAATATTACAAATAATGAGCAACTTGTAAGGAAAACTTATAGGTTGCTTTTTATTATACAAAATTTGCAGTTGTGCGTTAAACAACAGAAAAACTCGGCTGGTGCGACCAGCGATAACAAAAGCGTGAGTTACGGAGGTAATTGAAATGACAAGAAATGATGTTTTGAAGCTTTTTCCGGACGCAACGGATGAGCAGATAACAAATCTGCTTAACAAGAGCGGTGAGGAAATGGCAAGAGAGAAAGAGAAAACCAATCAGTACAAGGCTAAAGCTGACAAAGCTGACGAGCTACAGACACAGCTTGATGAGCTACAGAATGGCAACATGACGGAGCTTGAAAAGGCAAATAAAGCCTTAGAGACAGCCAATCAGCAGATTGCCAAGCTACAGAAAGATAATGCTGTCAGAGATTTACGAGAGAGTGCAATGTCTGATTTTGGCATTACTGCTGAACAGGCAAAGACAGTAGTAAAAGAGGATGGCTCTTTTGATACAACATCACTTGGCAAGATTATTTCCGACATGAAAGCCAATGCAATCGCAGAGTATGAGAAAAATGCACTCAACAATACTCCGAATCCAAGCAATGGCGGTAACAATAATGAACCCGACTCAAAGCCAGCAGATGTAGCCAATGCAGAACAAATCTCGTTTGGCACAGTTGCAAGTGCAGAGAGCCAAAACAGCTATGTAATTTAAAACAGGAGGTAGAACGATGGGAAAGCCAATCGTAAGAGACTTTACACAGGGTAAAGGAATTTTAAAATTTTTCCCTTATGAGGGTGCAGCGTGCCTTGTACCACAGACTATGGTAACAAGCGCAGACACAAACGGAATGAAGATTGTACCAGCCGGTACACCATTCCCAAGCAATAACGCAGAGTGCAAGGGTTATCTGTTACACGATGTAGATGTAACAATGGGTGCCGCGCCTGGAACATATGTATATCAGGGAACTATTGATTGGGAGAAAGTTAAGTCACTTTCAATCGCAGATGAAGCTAGAACTGCAACACCTAGAGTTACTTTCTATGGCGCACCAAAGATTGTAGCAAGTCAGGTCTAAAAGGAGGTAGAAGAACATGGCATTACCATTAGCAGAAGCATTTACAGCGAGAAGCCTCGGTGTAATGTGGGATAACTACAAAAAGACATTAGGAACTGCCCCTTATCTTGGCAGACAAAAATTCGGAACACGCAAACAAGACTCACTCGACCTTAGATTTATCAAGGGCAAGAACGGACTGCCGGTATCGCTCAAAGCTTCGAACTTTGATGCACAGGCAGAGTTAAGAGATGTTGGAGGTTTCTCCGACATTCAGAACTCAATGCCATTTTATCGTGAGGGATATATGGTAACAGAGAAAGAGGAACAGGAGTACGACAATTACAGAACTTCTGAAAACTCTAACCTTGCCAATAACGTATTACGTGAAATCTCTAAGAAACCAATGATGTTAATTGAGGGTGCATTAGTTGTACCGGAGAGACAGATTTGGCAGTTACTTGCACCTACAGATGGTGTACCAAAGGTAAAGGTTGTACTTGGCGATAAGAACTATGTCGTTGATTACACAGCCGACAATGGCGCAGAGCATAAAGAAAAGCACTTTAAGTCAATTACCGGCACAAGCGCATGGGATAAGCCTACCACATGTGCACCACTCGATGACCTTATTACAGCTCGTAGAGATTTTGCAAAGGCTACAGGCTACTCACTTACACGCTTCACCATGAATACAGAGACTTGGGAAATGGTGCTTAAGGCAGAGGACACAAAGAAACAGGTGCTCGGTATCACTGCTTACAATGGCGGTATCAGATTACAGCAAGGACAGGTTACTGAATACCTTAGAGGATATGGTATCGAGATTGAAGTATACGACAAGCTCTATGTTGACGAGACAGGACAGACACAGTACTTTGTACCAACAGGTATTGTATCTGCGCAGTCTGCTGGAGTATTCCTTGGCGATTACACATTCGGCAAGACTCCAGAGGAAAGAAGCGGAAGTATCACAGACGGAAACCTCTCACTTGTTGAGACCGGTGTATCTGTATACACATACGCTACAAATCATCCTATCAATACTCACTGTATCGTATCTATGATTGGATTACCTACATTCGAGGGTATGGATAGCGTTATGGTTCTCAAAGTTAAGGAGGATTAAGGCTTATGATAGCAACGCACTCTATAAAGCATGATGGAGTGTGGTATAAAGTCGGAGACGAGGTACCGGAAAGCAATAGCAATTCGGTACCTTCTGATTTTATGAACCCACCTGAAACGCCATACACAAAAACAGAAATTAACAGAATGTCAACAGCCGACCTAAAGAAGCTTGCGAGTGAAAATGGTATCGAAAATGCCACAGAAATAAATGGCAGCGACTTGAAGAAAATGTTAATTGAAAAATTTGGATTATAAGGAGCTTGGCATGGAATACACCACATTAGAGCAAGTCAAAATCAGACTTAAACAATTTCATATTGATACAGTCACAAATGATGATGAAACAACATCTGATGTGGTAGTGTTCGACAACAAGGAAGATAATCCGGTAATCGAACAGCTTATTAAACAGGCTACAGAAGATGTAAAGGCAAAAAGGTGTTATCCGGACACTTTCACTGATGATGATATAACTGCTGATTTAAAGCAGTTTGAAAATGTCGTTATCAATCTTGCTGTCTACGACCATTCACAAGCCGGTGAGAACTACATGAGCGCATTAAGCGAGGGCGGAGTGAGCCGTACATGGAAAGACAGAGATAAACTGTTTGTCGGAGTTTTTCCTTTTGTCAAAGTGCTATAAGCAAAAGAAGATTGTGCGTTACCAATATGGTAGCAGGCGGTACACATTAAGTGGTGGTGGGCGGTGTGCCAATTACCAAAGATGAAAGGCTGTAAGATGAATAATTTAATCTATCAGACATACATTATTGCCTTGCCAATTGTCCTGACAGCACTTTTGGGTTATATTGTTTGGCTTTTACAAGAGCAGAAAAAGCAAAAAGCGATAGACACAAAAGAAAGAAACGAGCGCATTGAAGAGGAAAAGAAGCTACGACAAGCAAACGGAAAAGGTACAATGCTACTTTTACGAGTACAGCTTATCGAATACCATGATAAGTACATGAAGCTTGGCGAAATTCCCTCATATGCGTATCAGAATTTTTGCGAGATGTATGACGCATACCACGCACTCGGTGGTAATGGCATGGTAACAAAAATGAAAAATGAGATTGAGGAAATCCATTTAGGCAAAGGAGGTAAAAGCTGATGGACTTTACACAAGTACCTACAGTAGTTGCCATTATGGTAATTACTTATTTAATCGGATATGCTTCAAAGCAGATACCACAGGTTAAGGATAATATTATTCCTATTATCGTAGGTGTGGCCGGTGGAGTACTCGGTATTGTTGGAATGTTTGTAATTCCCGGTTATCCGGCAGACAACATTCTTGATGCAATAGCAGTTGGCATTGTGTCGGGCATGGCAAGTACCGGTGTTAATCAGATTTACAAGCAGATAAAGAAAAATGCTTGACATTAATAAACAAGCCATGAAGTACGCACTCCAAGGCCAAACAGTCACAGTCTATGAAAAAGACGAGGACGGAAATCTAAAGTTTTACGAAACAGAGGACGGAGAGAAGATATACTACACCCATGAAGAAACAGGCTTTTCGGAGCCGGTTGATTTTCGGGCGAATATATCATTTGACGGAGGAGAAGCGCAGAACAAGGAATATGGCTTTAATACGGCTGATTTTGATGCTGCTTTGCTGACAGACAGAGGAGAATACCCCTTTAAAAAAGGTGACGTTATTTGGCTTGATAGTGAGCCTACAAAGGACGAAAACGGATTAGTTGATTCAACTTCCGCAGACTTTACGATAGTCGGAGTGAAACCCTCTCTCTATTCAGTTAAATACATGCTCAAAGCAGTTGTGAAAGAAGTGTAATTATGAAGCTTGACATTTCCCTAACAGAAAAATCTATACAAGATGCGATAGACAAGCTTGAAAGATACAAAGACCGCTTACAGGACAAGTGCATAGCGTTTGTTGGAGAGCTTGCTAGTAATGGCATTGCCGTAGCACAAGCAAATACAGGCAATTTTGGACACTATATCACGTTTAGTTACGAAATTAAAGATACAACAGACGGCTGCACAGCAATTGTGCTTGCTACCGAAACAGGACAGATACAAAGTACATGGCAAACGGCTGACGGACTCAAAACAGTTGATGTATCGCCTTTGCTTATGGCTGAATACGGCTCAGGTTGGAAAGCTAAACCACATTTCAATGACACAAGAGGTGGTCAAGGAACTTTCCCAGGGCAGACACACGCATTCGATAGTGAGAAAGCGGAGAATTACACCATTCATACGGCATTACACCTACAATGCCGATGTATCACGCATTTGTAGAAATGGAAAATGACATTATGAGAACAGCACGGAAAATTTTTTAGTTGAGGTGATAAAGTGGCGAGTCAAAATCAATGGGTTTATGACCTTGAAAATCTCACATATGCGATTGTTAAAACACGATGTGAGAAAAAATTGAAAACTAAATATCCCAAACTTAAATTTACACAAGAGGAGCAGTCGGACAGTTCAACGGCTAGTTTCCCGACAGTGCTAGTTCAAGCGCTCGAACCTATTGAACAGAACGAGGATTTGGAGTGTGAAAAAATAAATACAGTGTTATTTACGGCACAAGTAACTGTTACAACGAATAAAAGCCGTTCAGAAGCCTTGAATGTGGCGCAGACAGTGGCTAATGAATACAAAGCTATGTCATTCAAGCTGACAACAATCCCATTCGCTAGGAAAAACGGCAAATTATGGACAGCAACATTACGTGCTAGGCGGTCATTCGACTGGAATGATAGATTATAAGAGCTTTTTGGCTCTTATTTTTTTATGAAAAATTAGGAGGTAATAAAAATGGCAACAGGATTAAAAAGTAGAATTGCTTACAAGACACCAACCGCATCCGCCACAAGTGGCGATTACTGGGCTGGAACTTACAAGCTCTTAATAAGGGCAAAATCAATCCCCTCACCATTCGGTTCACAGAACATGGTAGATACTTCAACCCTTGAAGATTTAGTAGAGACACAGGAAATGGGTAGACGTTCAGCCGGCTCTATGGAAGTTGAGGGAGCTTTTGAGAAAAAGTACAAGGATGAGATGGTAACTAACGAGGGTAAGAAGCTCGACTTTATTATCCTCTACGGCACAGACGGAAAAGGTTCAGAGGGTATCTGTGCTTTTATTGGACAGGAGTCATTCGCCCCAGGCGAGGCTTCCGATGAACACTTAACAGGAACTGCGACTGTATCAGTTCAGACAGTACCTAAGTGGATTGAGGATAACTACGATGTTGCAGTCACGGAGGATGACCAAGGCTATCCAACAGCAATCACGCTCACAAAAAAATCATGAGCCAATCGAAAAAAGCCGTAGCGGTTGGCTATGATGATAGCACGGCTGACAGCGAACTTGAAGAAACAATATAGTAAGGTAATCGAGGCAGTGTTAAAACTGCCTCTTTCCCTATATAAATTAGGGAGAAAGGGAAAGATAAAATGAAAATTAAATTAGATGGAAAAGAGTATACAGTTAAATTCGGATATGCACCGGTATATAAGAATAAAATTATCCCAAGGCTCGTAGGAATGGAGCAAAAGGGCGAGGGACTTGAAGTCATTGACAACATGCTTGGATTTTTACCGGAGTTTTTGCTCGTGGGCTTGCAAAAGTTTCACGCTGACGAATTTGGCTTTGATTTTGACGATAAAGAAGCAAAAGAGAAGCAATTAGCGAAGATGTATGATTTGCTTGACGATTATCTCGACCCAGAGAATGAAGAGGGTGGAGATATAATGTCGCTCTACAACGATTTGTCGGCTGAAATGGAGAAAAACAGTTTTTTATCAAAGATGCTGGCGAGAGAGGCGCAGACAGCCAAGAAGAAACCAATCAAGAAGTAAAAGAGCTTACATGGGAAGCGTATTGCAACGAAATTCGCCCATATTGGCTTTTAGCAACTAAAGGCTATGGATTTAGCGTTGAGGACATAGACATGTCTTGTCCGGCTGATTTAGAGCCTTATTCAAAGGCTTATATGCTCGAGCAAAGAGAATCTGACTCTAACATGTGGGCTTGGTGGGGCACATACGGATTAAGTGCAACTCTTACAGCTATCGACAGAGCCTTAAATGGCAACAAAGCAAGAGCAAAATACATTGAGAAATCATTAAATGAGCAATACTCAAAAGATAACGAGCCTAAATACAAGGAGTCTAATGAGGAAATTGCCGTATACGAAATGAAGCAACGAATTAACGCATTAAGACAGTCGGGATTACCTGAAAGTCCTGATTAATGAGGTGAAAATATGGCATATAAAGGAATTGACGTATCGTCATATCAAGGAAATATTGATTGGAGTAAGGTTAAGTGGGCTGGGGTGCAATTTGCAATCCTAAAAATAATCCGCAAAGACCTTAATCCGGATAAGACCTTTGAGCAAAACTGGAAAGGCTGTACTGATGTAGGAATGCCGATACAAGGTGTTTACAACTACTCATACGCTACAACAGTAGACAAGGCAAAGACGGATGCGAACAAGGTCATTCAGACGCTTAACGGAAGAAAAACTTTCGTTTGGTTAGATGTTGAAGATAAGTGCCAGCAAGGACTTGGACAGACGCTTATTGACATAATTAACACATATCAGAGTGTTATCAAGAGTGCTGGGCTTAACTTTGGTGTATACACAGGGCTTAGCTTTTACAATCAGTACATTGCGCCATACGCAAATCAGATTAACTGTCCGTTTTGGATTGCGCGCTATCCGTCAACTAAGGGGATGTCTATTGGTGATGAGCCTAATAGTGCAAAGAAGCCTGTTATTCAACATTCTCTGTATGGCTGGCAGTATTCGAGCGCATTTACCTGTAGTGGTCTGAATAACAGCACTGATGCTAACTTACTCTATATTGAGCTTGACAAGGGTGACGGAATAAAGAATAATCTGGCACCAATAGCAACTCCGACACCAATAGCAACTCCGGTAAAGAATAACGCTTGGAAAGGCAATGAGGAATATTACCTCGATAATGATGATGTAAGAAAATGGCAGCACGCTATGAATGTAGGCTTCGACCTCAAAGGAGCTGATGCACTGAAAGAAGATGGCAAGTTTGGAGCCAATTCACAGAGATTTGCTAAAAATCACAATCTGTGGAGCGGCCAGAAGCATAACTGCCCGACAGCCATTAAGTGGTTGAGAAAAACTCTACATGACAAGTACCATTTTTACAAACTTGATACCGATTACGGCAAGTGGACGGACTACCTTTCTAAATGTGTCATGGTATTTCAAAAGAATAGAGGTCTTAAGCAAGATAGATATGTTGGATTGATTACAACATACTATCTGCTCAAGGGATAAATACATGAGAGCTACTTTAGGGTAGCTCTTTTTTTATTACAGGGAGGTGAGAAAATGGCAGAGAGCATTGAGCTTCAAATCAAGTCGGGCGCACAGCAAGCGACTAGAGCCATAGGCAATTTACAAACTAAGTTGCAAGGACTTGGAGATACTCTCAATTCCCTCAATGGTGCAAGCATAAGTAATTTTGCGAGCGGAATGTCACAACTTGCAACATCACTTAGA